TTTTGATATTGATGTGTTTGTTACTAATGGTGGAATTGATTTAGGGGATAGATTAATATGTGAAAATCATCCTGATGCTCATAAAAATAATGATTTAGTATATTTTATGAATTTGTTTTATGATGATATTATGAGCGAAACGACTGTAAACGGACAAATAAATTGTGCTCTTATGAGATGTATTAATTGCACTGATGTTATTAATTACAATAAAAAGTGGGATACTTTAATTTCTGACTTACATAAACATGTTGCATTCGACGAACAATTTTATTTGTTTTTCTATAAAGATATTGCAAATAACGAAAATCCATTTTTTGATTGGTTAACAGATGGTGTATTTAAAGGACGACACCCTAATATGAACTCGTATAACAAACAAATGAATATGTTGAGTGATTTATCTAGTTTTCTACATAATAACAATATTGATTTAAATTTCATAATGAAATCTAATTATGATAATATTAATAGAATTTGCAGTAAATTAGTTGAACTTAGTGAAGTTGAACGACCTCTTTATGTATTTTTTAATTTATGTAGAAAGAAACGTATGTTTTGGTCTGAAGCTGAACAACTCGCATATGTTGAGAAACATAAAACAAAATTTACAGATACATTAAAATGGTTAAAAGCAATGAATCATTATGACATAGATAAGTTGGTTCAAATTGTAGATGCTAAACAAAAGATTCATGCTGAAAATGTTAAAAAAATAGCTACAAAATATGTGAATAATGTGAAATATACTGTCCAACATTTGGATTCTTATTGGTCTCTTGTTAAGAAAGTAACAAATCCAAGATATATTGAAACATTTAAAGTAATAAATAAATTAGACGGATTGCCAAAAGATGAAATGTTGCATAACCTATTATTGACATTGATTAGTAATATAATTGATGTTAAAGATACTGAATCAAACAATTTAAATGTGATGCAAATAAAATCTTTTGTGTTGTCGTTTTTTTACAATACATTACTTTCTGAAAAACCAGGAAAATCCAAAACAGATTATTTAAATATGGTGAAATCAAATGCTGTTAAATTTTTGTTAGAATTATTTAATAAAAAGAATGTGACTGTTGACGAAATTTCTTTGGTTACAGATTTGGATTTTTTAATTTCTAATAAAAAATTTATAAAACTAACACGATTTTTAATGAAATTGGCAATGTTATTCCTCTAAATTGTTAGTTATAAATAATAATTATATTTTTACATATTATGACAAAATATAATAACAATAGATTTACTCCAGGACATAAAGCTAATCTACGTTCGTTAATTAATAAAGCATATCTTAGACAATATTATTATAATTTTAATGTAAATCAAACATTTGAAAACATAAATAACGCAGATGATATCACACAAGGGTTATTGTGTCAATGTATACAACAAAGGTCTAACAACATAAAACAAGGTTGGAATGACCCCTCTCAAACAGAAAATCTTAGAATATCTCAAGCACTTACTGGAAGTTTAGGAGGAAGAATTATGTTTGGAAATTTCAATAATCCAGTTGCAATAAACTATCTTGGAGGTTGGGAAGGACAACCTGGTGGAGCGCCAAAACCATTAAGAAATAAATTTTAATGCGTTTTGTGAAATATTTAGACACATTTATCTTTTTCTTTTTTCTTTTTTCTTTTATTATTTTATAATGACTCAAACAATTGGTTCTCGTCGTCAAGTTTGGAATGGAACAGCTAAACGAACATCTGGCGGTCTTTCTAGAAGTGACTTAATTATGTCACATGGAAGAATTGTTTCTAGATCTAAACATTTTAGTGCTAAAAAAGAGATGCGTCTTTTAAAATATGGTTATGGGACTAAAAAGGGGAAATTTGGATATGTAAAAATAGGAACTAAAAAGCATCGCAAAGGAAAAAAAATGAGAGGAGGTCATAATGGGGTTAATATGCCTCTTTCACCATATGGAGTAGACGGAGAAAATATTACTAATTTTGGTTCTGGATCTGTAGGACTCCAATTGGAGGCTGGCATGTCTGGAGGTTCTGGAATGCGTGGTATGTCTGACCCAGGTTCTGCAAATTGGTCGGGAGATGGCACTGCCGGAGCTGGAATAACTGTAGGAAATGCCGGTTCTGCAAATCTTCAATTGTTAGCCGGTATGGCTGGAGGTAGAAGACATAGACACAGACATAGAAGAATGAGAGGAGGCACTACTAGTGTATTTAATAGAAATAATGCTGGATTTGGTCCGCAACAAATGGCTCTAAATGCTGCTTAAAATATTTTATATATGTAACCATTCTGAACTAATAAATTTATCAAATTTAATAAAATCAGACATATAATTAGTTAAATATTTTTCAAAATATTGTTTAGATACAATTAAATTGTATTTTTGTTCTATCAATATTTTAGCATTTATATAATTTTTATATGACTGATATAAATCATCAAAACTTATAATATCCATTTCTATATTAGACTTTTTATTATGTTTAAAATCTTGTAAAAAATCAGTAACATCTTCATTTTTAGACCATAAAATACATTTAATGTTAGTTACATATTTATTATCAATTACTTCAACTTGAGGAGAAAAATAGTGACAAATCATTTTAATAATGGAAGCATCATTTATTTGACTTAGTTTTTTATCATAATTTTTATATAGTGACATTAATTCATCAATTTCGTATTCATCGTCTATATTTTGTTCAGTTATATTTTGGTCATTTACAACAATAATATATTTTTCCCAAAAAGATAAGAATGAACTAACATTTGGTAAATATTTGCTAGTTACATTTGTAAAAATTACATTATTTGAATCTTTTTTATGACTTATCTTTGTAATTAATATATCTAACAATTGTTGTGAATAAATCATATTTGGAATGTTTAACGTAGATAAATATAATTTCCATATATAATGCATATTTTTCCAATTGATGTCTGTTTCACTATCCATGGTTATATCTATACATTGATTTATGAATTCATCTATAATACTTTGTAATGTATTTTGTGCAAAATATAAAATCCTATTTGTAATATATGAATCAGCTTTTGCATTCAAATAATTTTCAGCATTATTATATCTATCGGAATAATGTGTAGCGACGCAAAACAGGTCAATTCCAATATTATTTAAAATATTTTTAGTAATATCTAGTGATAATAAATCGTTTGTTTTTATTAAACGATATGATGTTAATTTATGGCTTTCATGATATTTAGAAATAAAATTGCTCATTATTGAATTTCCGGTTGTTGCATAAACAATAGAGTCAATGAATGTTATTATTTTTTTAAGATTTGAACTAACAAAATATAATAAATTATCATTGTTTTTTTTAAGAATGCAATCTCCAATAATTGTTACAAAATATTTTGCTTCAGTTTTTGTTTGAAATATAGTTTGTAAAAAACCCAATATATTTTGTATGGTATATGTTTCTGGTGTAGATTTGTATAGCGTTCTTTCTTTTATTTTTTTGATAATATTTTGTTTTGTTTTATGTTTCCATTGTATAAGTTTTTGTTCATCGGTAATAGTTGTTAGTAATTGATAATGAATATCATCGTCTTTGATAATTGTATATGTTTTGCCATCATATACATAATAAATGCTGTTATATGGCATGTAATAGTATTGATGTTTGCTTAAAAAAACTTTATAAAAATTATCTTGTTCTATTGTTAGTTCGTTAATTCTGCTAATACGTTCATAATACTTTTTATTTTCATGCTCAAGTGTATTGGGTAAATTAGATAGATGAGTTTCCAAACGTTGAATGATATATTGATTATCTTTATACTTATGATATAGTTCATTTAACATGTGTGTAATATTTTTTGCTTTTGTTTCTTCCATTAAATAAGTAAATGTGTTAGTCTTTAAGTTACTTTATAATTAATATATTAATTCGTTGTCTCTTTAAGTTACTTTATAATTAATATATTAATTCGTTGTCTCTTTATAATTAATATATTAATTCGTTGTCTCTTTATAATTAATATATTAATTCGTTGTCTCTTTAAGTTACTTTATAATTAATATATTTATTTACTTTATGAAGACCTATAAAAGAAAAATAAATATAAGATATTTGCCTAAAAATTTAACATCTACAAATAAGAAAAAACAATATATAATGATATCTAAATCCAAAAAACTTTACAAACAAGGACAATATTATACACGAAAAAATATAAAATCATTTCATTCTAAAACATCTTCCCATATTACAAAAGCAAAAAAAGAATACGATATCAATAAAATAGGGGCAACTAACAAATTAGCAAAAAAAACAGGTTGTTCTAAACAATCTTTAGCTAAAATTATTAGTAAAGGAGAAGGAGCATATTATTCATCAGGTTCTAGACCAAATCAAACTCCACAATCGTGGGGAATAGCTCGTTTAGCCAGTGCATTAACCTCTGGAAAATCTGGGGCAATTGATTATGATATACTAATTCACGGTTGTAAAAAAAATTCGAAAGGATACAGATCAGCAAAATTAGCTAGAAAAAAATATGGAAATGGAAAGAGAAAAACAATTAAGGTTGTAATATAATATTTATATTAATACTTTTTACACATAAGTATTTAAAGAATTTCGTTTAATTGAAGATATAATGTCCCAATATATTAATACAAACGCATCTACAAATAACGTTTTAACAATTAAAACAGTTCAAATTGCTCCATTTCGCACATTAATGACTGCTCTTAAAGACATACTTTTAGAAACTAACATTTCATTTCAACAAGATGGAATTAGAATAATTAATATGGATAAATCACATACTATTTTAGTTCATTTGTATCTGGCAGCATCTAATTTTGAATTTTATGAATGTCAAAAAGAAAAAATCATTATTGGTGTTAACATGTTTCATTTATTCAAATTAATTAATTCAATTGATAATGATGACACGTTAACTATTTATATTGAAAATAATGATTATTTTGATGGAATTGTATCTCACTTAGCACTTAAATTTGAAAATGGAGAGATAAAACAATGTAAAACGCAAAAATTAAAATTAATTGAACCAGAACAAGATGAATTAGAAGTGCCTGATGTTAAATTTTCATCCATTCTCAATTTACCATCCACTGATTTTCAAAAGATTATTCGTGATTTGTCATGTCTTGCTGATAAAGTTGAAATTAAATCTGTAGGAAATGACTTATTTTTTATGTGTCAGGGTCAATTTGCGTCTGCTGTAATACACCGAAGTGAAGCGGACGAATCTATGAAGTTCATTTTAAAACAAGATCCTTCTAAGGTTATCCAAGGAGAATTTTCTCTTAAAAATCTAGGTTATTGTATTAAATGCACTAATTTATCTCAACAAATTGAAATTTATTTAGAAAATGATTTACCACTAGTTGTTAAATATAATGTAGCTAGTTTAGGAGAATTAAAAATGGCTATAGTTCCTTTACCTTCTACATAAACTTTAATATTTTGTTAGTTTATCACCTTATAAATGATTAATATTAATTTATTTTATATATACTTTTTCTAAATGTATATATAATATGGCTTTTACTAGATTTCATGATGACGAAGCAAGAATAATAAAACAATTACAACAACAAACAGATCAAGAAAGGTGGTATTTAGATACTCCAGGAAACGGAGAAAAGCCTTGTTTTATGTTAGACCCACAAATTATTCCACAAAAATGGGGAGGAAATTTATGGACACATAGCACTGATATTCAAAGTTCACTTTTAGGAATAGATAGACGATTAAATAGAGATTGTATAAATAAAGATACATATAAAAGACAGAATATTCATACATCACCTATTGATTATCCGGTTTGCGATAGTTTTTTAACAACAGAACAAAGCAGAGCAATTATGCCGGCATGGATCACAAAAGATTTACAACAAAATCACGCATATTTTCTGCCAAATAATCCACAATCTCACACAGAAATGCCTTTTAAAAATTATACAAATACACGAATTTTAGAAAAAGATCATTTTAAAAGAGAATATTATTGTGTTCCAGAAAATAATCAATTATATACTATTCCAACTAACACATATAATAATCAATATAAAGGAAAAAATACTATTGGAACAAGTATTTGTAATAATGACTGTAGTAAAATATAACGCATTATAATAAAACATTTTATAAATAAAATGTTTTATATATATAATATAATATGGAATTAGCAATACCATTGGTTGCATTAGGTGGAATGTATGTTATTTCAAATCAAACAAAAACTCAAACAAAAAATAAACAAACGGTTGATAAAAAAGAAAACTTTAATAATATGGGCATTAGAACTAACTTACAAGCTACCAATATAGAATCTCGTTTTAATAACTATTTGCCAAATACACATGTTCAACCACAAAATTATCCAATAATGAATAATAAAGAACTTATTGATACCGTTCAAGAATATCCAAATCCAAACACTGCTACTGATAAATATTTCAATCAAAATGTTTATGAACAAAAAGAAAGAACAGGAGCACATATATCAAACAATATTCAACAAATTTATTCGTTAACGGGTGATTATATGGACTCTAAAATGTTTACACACAATAATATGGTTCCATTTAATGGAGGAAAGCCAAAAGGACAAATTTACAATAATAATAATGCCGAAACCATTTTAGATAACTATGTAGGAAATGGTTCTCAAACTATTAAAAAGATTGAACAAGCACCATTGTTTAAGCCTCAAGAGAATGTTCAATGGACATATGGTATGCCAGATATGAGTGATTTTTATCAATCGCGCGTTAATCCAGTGAATAAAAATAATATGGTTAAACCTTTTGAATCTATTCGTGTTGGTCCAGGGTTAGATAAAGGTTATGCAGCTGATGGTAGTCATGGGTATAATTCTGGTATGGAAGCTCGTGATAAATGGTTACCAAAAACAGTAGATGAATTGCGTATTGCTACAAATCCAAAACAAGAATATGATTTAAATGGTCTTCAGGGTCCGGCACAAAGTCAAATAAAAAATATAGGAATTGAAGGAAAAATGGAGAAATATAGACCAGATACATTTTTTATAAATACACAAGAACGTTGGTTAACAACAACTGGTGCAGAAAAAGCTGGACAACTGGTTCCAGATTATATTGTAAAACCTTCTACCAGAAATGAAACCGCTAGCTACCAACATGGGACACCAAATGCAGTAATTAAAACTGCTAGTTATGTTCCGACAAAACACGAAGATTCAAAAAGGACACAATTAGAAGGTTTTGCGGTTGGACATTCAGTCGCAACTAAATCGGCACCATTACAGCACCAATCAGTAGATAATCATCATAGTAGTCATACAAATTATGAAAATAATAGATCTGTTAATCAACAACCTCAAACTTTTGGTTCCGGGTTTTCTAGTGCAATTGGTGCAGTTATTGCCCCTATTATGGATATATTAAAGCCTTCTAGAAAAGAAGAATATTCGTGCAATATGCGCATTTACGGAAATTTAGGCGGCGAGGTTCCAGGAAATTATGTATTAACGCAAGGAGATACACCGAATACAACTATTAAAGAAACAACAATATATCAACCAAATGGATATATTAATTCACAAAAAGACAATGCTGGATATTTGGTTAATGAACAACAACCAATTACAAATCAAAGAGATACGGTTAATCATAATCAATTTATGGGGGTGTCATCTAAGCACGGGAATAGACAATATGATTCTGTATATAGACAAACTAACAGCGAAGCAAAAGAAAAAAGTATTGCTGGTAGAGTTAATCAGGGAAATGCTAAACAGTTTAATTCTCAAATAAATGTTACTATGTCTAAATTGGATTCTGATAGAGAAAATAATAGATTATGGGCTCCACAAGCAAATATACCAAATGGTCCATCAATGCAAACATATGGAAAAATTGCACAAGTTCCTCAATATTACGATCAATGTCAGGGTTGTTCTAGGATTGAACCGGATTTATTAACAGCATTTAAAAATAATCCGTATACACATAGTTTAACAAGTGCTGTATAAGATTTGTATATGTTGAAACATTTGTTAATAAAATAATAAATACGTTATATTAAAATATAAAAAGACTTAGATAGTAATAATTAACATAATAAATGTTATTAGAAATTCATAAAAATATAAAAGAAAAACTTGAATACTTTCATTCTGTGCATAAAATACCAAATATTATTTTTAATGGTCCAAATGGGTCAGGTAAAAGCACAATAGTGAATGATTTTATATCATTGATTTATGATGGAAATAAAGAAAAAATAAAAGATTTGGTGATGTATGTAAATTGTGCGCATGGCAAAGGTATTAAATTTATAAGAGAAGAGTTGAAATTTTTTGCAAAAACGCATATTCATTCAAATGGTGGAGATACATTCAAAAGTATAGTTTTGTTTAATGGTGATAAACTAACAATAGATGCACAATCCGCGTTAAGAAGATGTATTGAATTGTTTAGTCATAATACACGTTTTTTTATAATTGTGGAAGATAAATATAAGTTATTAAAACCTATTTTGTCAAGGTTTTGTGAGATATATGTATCAGAACCGGAATATAAAGGTAAATGTATAAATTTATATAAATATAATATTGAAGAAAATTTTAAACTAACAGATATTAAACAACAAAGAATTGAATGGTTGAAAAAATCAATAATAACGAATGTAAATGAAAATATGTCGTATACTGATTTGCAATTATTTGTAACTAAATTATATGAAAAAGCTTATAATGCAATGGATATAATAAAATTGATAGATGATGGATATTTTTTAATAGAACAAGATAAGCGTTATGAATTATTGATAGCGTTCAATAAAATAAGAAAAGAATTTAGGAATGAAAAATTATTATTAAGTTTTATTATTAATTTTACATTTATAGATAAAAAAACATGTTTAGAAAATATAACGTTTGTATAATGCGGTTCTAAATGCTTATACAATATATATTAATTTTTTACTTAAAGACTATTTAAGTCCCTTTGCAATATATATTATTACCGGAATAATTAAGTTTAAATAATAAAAATATTTAATCTTATAATTACATTATGGATGATTTTAATGTTACTTCGTTACATGAATCAAAGAATGAATGGGGAGCACGATTATTGACAATTTTAACACCATTAATTATTGACGGGTTTAAGTCTATTTTTGATGAATCCTATAAATTGTGTAAAGATAATTCAGAAATAGAAAAATATTTAATGACATTTCAAAACTTTATTGCCAGAATTCCAAAATGGAATGCTACAATCATTGAAACTGAGAAAAAACGTATAGTAGAAAAAAGCGGTTGTTCTTATTTAGAAGAATTAGTCACATGTATTCATATTATTCAATTAAAAATATTATCAGCAATGCGAGTTGGGAAAAATCAAAAGAAAATAGATATAAAAATACCCAATTTAGATGATTTCATTCATAAATGTTATATAAATGTTGCAAGAAAAGTCTATACAAATGTATATTTATTCGAATTAAATTGTCACCCATTACAAATGCAGAAACATAGCAGAGAATTAGAAATAATTGTCCAAGAATGTATTTTAAATACTGTGAGAGATAACATACCTATTGAAAGCATATTAAAAGCGTATATGGATGAAACAGAAGAAGAAGATGTCATTGAAGAAATTAAGGAACAAATAATAGAACCTCCTCCAGTAATTGAAAAACGAAGCATTTTTGAAGGAAATAATACTGGTGGGTTAAAATTTAATGATATTGATTCAGTAATTGTAAATGGCAAAGAACAGTTAGTTGAAGCTCCAAAAACCATTGAAAGATTGGAGGAAATAAGTGTTTTACGAAATATGCAAAGAAAAATGGAGGAAGAAGAGGATGATGAGAAATTAAAAATTTCTAATGAGGATGTATCATTAGACCTATTAGATGTGCAAATAATAGACCCACCGGATGTTAAGTTGAATACAGAACTTTTGTTAGATGATATTGAAATATTGGCATAATTGTATGACTACTATGCCACCCCGCAAGCCCTAGTGAACAAATGCGTTATTTATTATGTATAAAACTAAATATATATTCTAATATGGGTAATTTATATTTAGCAATAATTACAACTGTATTGTATTTTATTATACAATGCATATTTAATCGAAGAAATGATGATGACCACGAATCAAAACCTCTTAAATTTTTATTTAGAGATTGTTCCATTGTATTTATTTCTGTAACAATAGCTGGATTTTTTATAGACAACGCTAAAACATTAATTGATGAACCATCAATACCGGTTGCACCATTAGCATTTACAGACAATCCGTCGTTTTAATATTATATTATCTTCCAGTCCAAACTTTGACAAATGGTTTTATTAATTTTTTATTATTTAAATCATTACAATAATCATCATATGTATATGAAAATGCGCGTGGTTGTTTCATAATATCTCCAAACATTGATTTAACTGTTAATAATCGTTGATATTCTTGGCAAAATAATAATCCCAATATTCTTTCTAATGAACAACGATCGGTTCTATTATGTATTACATTTATAAGATTAGATATATGATATTTATTTTCTAATAATTCTAAAAATTTCAACTTTATATAACATTGTCCTCCAAAACATAAATTAAATGTATTATCTGTTGGTTTAAAATTAATTATTAGATTATCCTTTTTAGTAATTTTATTTAATAATATACTATTGTTTTTTAATGCTGAAGCTATTCGAACAATATTATGTATGTTTTCTTTATCATATTTATGATGCCATAATGGTATAGCTGGCATTACAAAATGTTCAAAAGGAATTTTGCTATGTATAAATAAACTGTCATGTATAATAACCGCATTCGGAAACCATTTATATCGTAAATAATAAATATATGGTAATAATTCCCCTCTGCCTGGATATTCGGATTGAATTATTGTTAAATTATTATAATCAAAATCAGCTTTAACTAAATCTTGTTTACTGTTATCATCAATGATTATAATTTGTCTTAAAGGATAATGTATTCTAATTAATTTTACGGTTTGATTCCAATATTTGTTAGTTTTTTCGGAATTAACATGGCGCGTTATAATAAACCCATAGTTTGACATAATATTATTATAAATAAAGATAATAATATTTTTACAAGTTACCAATAATTCATAATATGTTACACATATATTGGCAATTCATCTATATTTATAGTAAATTCATTTTTTTGAATTTGTTTAACTAAATATTTATTAAATTCCTTACGTTCTAATTGTGATTGAGGAGTATGATTATGTACATGTCGTGCTATCATTTTATATAATTTAAAATCCGGATATCTTTCTATTCCATTATTTTTATATAACATATTAATGCCGTTATCATCACTACACCATTCTATAATCAATTTAACTAATGGGGAAATGTCCTGATGTTTTATCATCTCAAACTCATCAACTACATAGTCAAACATAGAACACGCTAACCGACACAAATCAAAACTAAAATTAGGTTCTAAACGTGGCTTTTTATCATTGAAAAATGGCTCTGTATTATATTGCGACGCTGCGTCTCCACCTTGTTGAAAACTATCACTACAAAATATTTTACCATTAAATTTATAAATAGCTCTTCCAAAATCAATAATCTTATATATTTTTCCAAATGTAGGAACTTTATAAATTTTCTTTTTATAAACGTAGTAAATAAATTTTTTGTTAGTTGAAACATACATCACATTATTAGTATGTAGGTCATTATGAGTAAACGCAAACATTTTTTGGTATGATATTAACATCATAATAATTTGCATCAATGCAGAAAACAATTCATCAACCGACAATTTTTCATTAAGTATTAAATCATCAAATGTATTTTCACATTTTTCCATACATATAATTTGAACCGGAAATTTTGGAAATGTCAACATTACACTTTGATTATCACTTGATAATATATCTGAATAATATGTAGTTTCATCATTATCACATTCGTCTTCTAAACAATCATTATTATCATCATTAATTTCATCATCAATATTTTCGTTCTCATCTAAACCATTTATATCATTATCATTTGTATGGGATGTCCTAGATGAACACGATGCAGATGATGCTTTAAAAGTATCTGAATTATGTTGTTTAAAAATGTCAAAACAATTAGAATGAGTAATGTCTTCAAGTTCAACACCAGTATGTTTAATATCATCTAGAGAAACAATGTCGACGGAATTATTATCAAATATATTCTCAAAAATATCATCATTTATTGATTTTACTGATAAACCCGATTTTAAACTTGTAGATATTTTAAGAGGTTGTAATGGGTTATCTTGGTTACATGATATTAAATGTGAATAATCTTCGACTGTAAATAATTTTCCTTTTTGTTTGTTAAAAAAATCAGACTTGATTAAATATTCTAAATCATCTATAATATTAATTTTATAATTATTTTTAATTGCTAAAAAAGACCCGTAATAATCTATTCCATGTATAAATTTATGGTCATGTAATACTTTGCTTAATAGAAATGAAAAAAATCCATCAATAAATGATGAGTTATTCGGACATGCGATTTTAGGGTGAACCTTACAGGTTTTATCGATTGATGGTAAATTAAATAATTCTAGATTTGTATGGTCATATTTACCTAAAAGATATTTAAAAGGATCTAATAATGGAGCATTTTTTATAAATACTTTTTGTGTTTGAATAATACTATCATCGTCAGATATATGTTTAAGTTTGCAATTAAATACATTATCTGATTCTTTTTCTGTATTTTTTAAATCGCTAATATCAAAAATAGCCCATTGATGATTTAAATTAATTGAATTCCAATTCGTATTGTTAAGCGCAAAAAATCTATCATATATTGGTATATAATTTTGAGAATTAGACAAATTTATGTTTTTGTTAGTTTGAAATTTAGTAAAAAGATTTACGTTCTTTCTTTTCTGATAGTTAATCGGTATAGCCATTAGCTAATTATAATATTAATAAAACTAATATTTAACTCATTAATTTTATAAATCCTTAATATTTTACACCCTTGAATATTTACAACCACACCTTTTCATTTTTATACTGAAAGGTTCGGTTGTAAATCTTAAAGGGTGTAAATAAAAATTATAAAAAAGAATTATAATTAATATGCGTTAAAATGAATTGTTTTTATATGTTTATTATATTATTATATGAATTTAGAATTAAAACGATTTGATATGAAAACTATAAGTTTTAAACCAAATGAAACAAAAGGTCCCGTTATTGTATTAATTGGACGTCGTGATACGGGAAAATCTTATTTAGTAAGGGATATATTATATTATCATCAAGATATTCCAATTGGAACAGTAATATCTGGAACTGAAGAAGGTAATGGATTCTACGGTAAAATGGTTCCTAAATTATTTATTCATAATGAATATAATACCGCAATTATAGAGAATATTTTAAAAAGACAAAAGGGAGTATTAAAGCAAATTAAAAAAGAATTGGAATCTTTTAAACGTAGCACTATTGATCCTAGAACATTTGCTATTTTAGATGACTGTTTGTATGACAACACATGGGCACGTGATAAAATGATGCGACTACTTTTTATGAATGGACGTCATTGGAAGGTCATGTTACTCATCACCATGCAATATCCGTTAGGTATACCACCTACTCTCAGAACAAACATCGATTATGTTTTTATTTTAAGAGAGCCATATATCGCAAATAGAAAACGAATTTATGAAAATTATGCTGGAATGTTTCCAACACTAGAGTCCTTTTGTCAGGTCATGGACCAATGCACTGAAAACTATGAATGTTTGGTAATTAATAACAATTCTAAATCAAATAAGTTACAAGACCAAGTGTTTTGGTATAAAGCAGAACCGCATAATGATTTTAAATTAGGAGCAAAAGAATTCTGGGATTTATCTAAACAACTTAATGACGACGATGATGATGGTGAACATTATGACCCAAATAATGTGAAGAAACGAGGTCAGGGACCAAAAATTGCAGTAAAAAAGAGTAAATGGTAAAACAATATAAAAATATTTGTTATATAATGGAATTACAATTTGAATCTAATTTTTGCATACAATTTAATAAAGTTGTTGATATCAAATATTTGGCTGACGATAACGATGATGATGTGATTTATCATTATGTATAACTCTTATAAATAAAGATGTTTATTCTTTTAACACAGATGATAATATTTGGTTGGAAAAATATACATAGACAAGAAATTTTACAACAGATTAAATTATACCTATAATAATCAATTTGTTAATACCTATTGTGTTCTTCAATTGCAATAATAATATGTCTCCTCCCTTTTTTGTACATCTAATTTTATATTTTTGATTGGTATCTGCCACTATAACGCTAACATTTTCTGTAATATATAATATCAATTTACATTATATATTATATTCCATTTTTAATCCGTTTTTTTAGCAAATGGTCCCGATGTTAGTTTACTTTGACCATAATCGGTTTTACCCACTACAATATTGTCGCCATCAAATAATTCATTTCTAATATCAGCAACAGATATTGATTCTTGTTTTTTAGTGCTAAATGTTTGTTCTGTGCTAGTGTTTCCTACACCAATAAGTTCGCCTTCTTCATTAATATCTTGTGTAATAACGCTTCCATATTTTGATGCATTTTTCTTATTTTCCTCAATAGCAGTTTGCTTTGCTTCTTTTCGTCTTTGTTCAAAAGCGGCCTTGGCAATTTCTTCATTCTTTCTCTTTTCATGTGCTAATTGGTTCATTTCTTCTTCCATATATTCAACTCTTCCAGTTTTATATGGTTCTGGGTCACATTGTAACCATGTCCCAACAGGTCCAATAAAGATATCAAATGCTGGGTCAGACTCTCTAAGCAACTTGCTATGCAACTCAGCCTCCTCTTTAGATGCATAATGTCCACGAGATTTAAAACAACGAACTGATGTTTGAAAATTATGTTTTATATTAAATTGTTTAAATAACTCTTCTTCTTCACGATCTAAAAAGTTCTTGTAATCATCCTCAAAAGATGATTGTATTATGGTTTCTCTTTCTTCCTTAACAAATGATTCAAAATCTTTAATAACTTCGTCAAAAATTAACTTATACTTGAATGAAATAAAATTCAAAAATTGATGGAATTTTTCCATAGATTTATTCATTTCCCATTGTTTTACAAATTCTTCGAAAAAAAACATTTCACGTTGCTTTAGAATCTTTTCCGGAGAAATAAATGAAAAACATCCCCATTCTTGACCAGCTATAGGAGCATCATTTTTCAATACATCAACATATTTAGGATTAGGGGTTCCATCTTTTGTGACCTTTCTTTCAAACCCTTTTTTAGTAGTTTTATGTTTACTCATTTATATATTTAGTAAATCATTGTATTTAAGTTTTAATTTTATAAATTATTATTTTTTTCTTTTTATTTTATATAAAGATGGGTATGTTTGACATTACTGAACTTATTAAGCGCATTATTAAATATTTAATTGAAGGTTTAATGGTCTCCATTGCTGCATTTGCAATTCCTAAACGTTCGTTAAATCTTGAAGAAATTGCGTTAATTGCATTAACTGCCGCAGCTACATTTGCTATATTAGATACGTATATTCCGTCTATGGGTGTAACCGCACGTTCTGGTGCTGGTTTTGGTATTGGTGCTAATCTTGTTGGTTTCCCTGGTGGTCTTTAAATATAATATAATAATCTTATAATATATTACGAAAATGATAGGTGGAAATAGGGTAAAATGATGTTCCTGGTAATCCTTTTGTTTCAAATCATTAAACGCCAAAACAAATAATGAAATTAATAATAGAGAATAAGAACTAACAAAAGAAGACGAAGCTATAAATAATTATACCGTAGGTATAAATTCCCAATCTAAATCAACACACATTTTTTTCCATATGTCATCTTGTTCAATAAGTTTTTCTCTATCTTTAAGTAATGGAATATCTTGTAAATATTGTGTCATATCAAGAAGTTCACAAAGTTTAAAAAGCACATAATAGTAGTTTAAAAAATTAACGCGATAATCTGGACAATATTTTGCATAAGGAGCTTGAATTTCCATAAATAAATTACATAATGTATCTTCAAATTCTTGAGTAAATACTGGAGGTTTTATGCCTATTTTATTTTTAATAAACGCAATATGTTCATAATATTTGTTAAATCCTAATTTTTTTAATATTTCTTTTGTTTTGTAATATTTTAATTGATCAAATTCTATTCTTTCTTTTTTAATTTGTTGTTGAATTTGTTCAATAACTTCATCAGGGATTTGCGTAGTTTCTTTTCCTTGAAATTGTGCTAATATTTCTTTAAAATGGTTAATTTTTTTATAAGCATAAAAACAAACTTCTTTTGGAGGTTCTTTATAACTTGGTTTTTCATTTTCGATAAGATATGGTAAACTAACAGCACAAATATTACATATTAATAATCCTTCATCATCAAGTGGAATCATTTCACCTTTATAGCAACTCTGACATATATCAGTTTCTCTAACAAATGAGTTTATATCTAAAAAAGATTCATCGATATTACTTAAATATTTTTGAACTAAATTTTTATTTTTATTGTCAGTTATGTTTTTATCTGGGTCGTCTTTAATAACTTTAAATATATTAAAAAGTAATTGATTTTTTGATGTGACTGCTTTGTTAGTTTCTTCGTTGTTATTAATGCTCTTTTTGTTTTCGAAATATTCAAAAATATATTTAGAGTTATCGAGGTAATATTTTGTTTTTTTGTTTTTTAATTCTCTTATAGTTTCAGTGATTTCTTTAATGCGATCTTTTATATTCATGATTTCATCAATATCATTTTTGTTAAAATTGACTTCCATGTCTAGTTGCTGAATAAGATGTTGTTTTTCTTGTTTTAATGATGGAATAATATTAAAATCATTATTTGTAAATTCATTGATAAATTCTTTATGTTTATTAACAAGTGTAGTAGTATGCTTTTTATTAACCTTAATTTTTTTAGAAGCTTTAGGTTTAAATGATGGCATAAATATAATATATATTATACAGAAATGTTTAATTTTATATTTTAGAAAATATATAATATTATCAAATAACTAATACTTACTTAAAAAATATTCCTAAAATAAATATAGTAATGTCAACCGAACTAACACCATATGTGATTTTGGAGGCGCATCCTGATTATAAGCATCCATATATATTACCGGAATTTGGAATGATTGAAGAACATAAGTTAAAAGAATTCATATTAAATAAGTTGGTTGAATTTATTTATGATAAGAATAATATTATAAATGTAAAAACAATTAAAGATATAGAAGATTTTTGGAATCATTATTATGATAAATGTTATATGGCAAATAAACCATGGGAAGCTACTGCCATTATTGATGGTATTTGGGAAAATGTTACACCAAGTAATGAATCTGTATTTAGTGTGTTAGTTAAACGTAAGCAAATAGACTATATTTCTTCAGATGATGAAAGTAAACGCAATGTAGTCTATAGGAATAATGAATTAAATGATAATGTGAGTGATTTAAGTGATGATTCTTCTGATGATTTTGAAAATATGTTGATTTACGATTTAGATGATGATTTAAGTGGGTGATAAATATATTATGAAAACTACTTAAAGAAAATTCAAAAAAATTGAAATTTTTATTTATTAAATACAAATTATAAATACAAATTATAAATACAAATTATAAATACAAATTATAAATGCAAATTATAATATATACGATACGATGTTTAATCACACATTATTAAATAAGATGTTTTTGAAGAGGTTTTGCTTACCATCCAATTCGGATGTTAGTTTATATGAAAATGGAATAAAGAAGGTAACACGTTGCTCCTGTGGAAATTATAATCACGTTGCCTGTATAATAAAATGTAAAGGAGGTATGCAAGTTTCTAGAATATTATCTTATGGAGTTAATCATATAAGAGATTCTAACAAAACATCACCATCGATACACGCAGAATACGATGCCATACGAAAACTTAGACCTATTCGACGTAAAAGACTTGAAAATATCAATATATTAGTAATAAGAGTTTCCGAAAAAAATAAGTTACAATCAAGCAAACCTTGCTCAATTTGCATAACAACTATGTTAACATTGCCTCCCAAATTAGGATATAATATAAAGAATGTTTATTATTCGACCAATGATGGAACTATAGACAGAAAACCACTAACACAACTTACAAATGAAGAAAAACATATTACTAGACATTATAGATAACAAAAATTTAAAATATTTTTTTATACTATAAAATAAAATATAACATACAAAATGACGAATAGAGAAGAGTTTATAATTATAGGAAAATATTTTATATCCAAATTTATATTATTTATAGAACCTTGACAACTATATGTAACTAACACTGAAACCAATATATTATCTCCATATTAAATTTATGAAGAAATTTCCATTTACAAACAATACGGATTAGATGTAGAACCATTACACGAATATTTTGATACTATACACGACACTACAAATGAACCACACCTACCATTTTTGACTGATTTTGTAGAGACTGAAAATAATAAGTTAAAAGAAAAAATAAAGAATGACACTTAATTATAACAAATGGACGTAGAAATGAAAGTAAACGTTGATAAAAATTTAGAAATAGATAAAATTAAATTTCAAAAAATGGTTTTTTTATTTAATGCTTTAGATAATGGGTGGTCAATAAAAAAAAGAAAAGATGCATATATATTTACAAAAAACCACGAAGGAAAAAAAGAAGTATTTAATGATTCATATTTAGCAATGTTTATGAAGGACAATTTTGATATTAATAAATTACTTTTATAATTTATGTAGATAACCGTTAAAAATAATTTAAATTAATTAAATTATTTTTCCAAAAAATTTTTTCTTTAGGGAATGTATAATATGGGCGGAGGTCTAATGCAGCTAGTTGCATATGGTGCACAAGATGTTTACCTTACTGGTAATCCACAAATTACTTTTTGGAAAGTGACATATCGTAGATATACAAACTTTGCTATTGAATCTATTGAACAAACATTCAATGGACAAGCTGATTTTGGACGTAGAGTTCAATGCACAATCAGCAGAAATGGTGACCTTGCTTACAGAACTTATTTGCAAGCAACTTTGCCTGAAATTAACCAACTTATGGGCATCGCATCTTTTGCGGCAGGTGTTGGCTCTGGAGTCTATGCCCGTTGGTTAGACTTCCCTGGTGAGCAATTGATTGCTCAAGTTGAAGTTGAAATTGGCGGTCAACGCATTGATCGTCAATATGGTGATTGGATGCATATTTGGAACCAATTGACAATGACTTCTGAACAAGAGCGTGGATATTTTAAGATGATTGGTAACACCACTCAACTCACATTTATAACTGATCCTTCTTTCGCTGAAGTCGATGGCCCTTGTGATTCCTTGGCTCCTCGTCAAGTTTGTGCTCCTCGCAATGCCCTTCCTGAGACAACTCTTTACATTCCACTTCAATTCTGGTTTTGCACCAACCCTGGTCTTGCTCTTCCATTGATTGCCTTACAATATCACGAAGTCAAAATTAATCTTGATATTCGTCCTATCGACGAATGTTTGTGGGCGGTTACTACTTTGAGTTGCAACAATGGAAATGCTCCTATGAGTTCTTCGACTACCGGACAACAAGCTTATTTGGCTAATCAATACACACCTGGACGTCCGGTTCCTGCAGCAATTGCTTATAATCAATCTTTGGTTGCCGCTTCTTTGTATGTTGACTACGTATTCCTTGATACAGATGAACGCCGACGATTTGCCCAAAATCCTCACGAATATTTGATTACTCAACTACAATTCACTGGTGATGAGTCTGTTGGTTCTTCTTCGAATAAGATTAAACTTAACTTTAATCATCCAGTCAAGGAATTGATCTGGGTTGTTCAACCTGACCAAAACGTTGATTACTGCTCGTCTCTTGTTTGTGACGCTCTTTTGTTCAAGGTTCTTGGTGCTCAACCATTCAACTATACTGACGCTATTGATGCTCTTCCAAACGCTATCCATGCTTTTGGTGCTCCAAATGCGGTAGCTCGTGATAGTAACTCTTACATTGATGCTCAAGGGTTGTTCAATGATGCAGGTGCTCTTGATTATGATATTCCTAGTGGATTCACTGGTTACTGGCATGGAGCTGAAAATCCATACAGTGAACCCAACTTTGGCGGTCAAGCAATTGACTCTTCTGGATTAAGTGATGCTGATAAAGCTAAACTTGCTCTTGTGTCTGCTTTACAACATAGCCATCTTGATAACTCCACTGTATCTGACGCAGGAACATTTGTCCTCACTGAAACCTCTTTGGATATGCATTGTTGGGGATTGAACCCTGTTGTTACCGCTAAGCTCCAACTTAACGGTCAAGATCGTTTCTCTGAGCGTGAAGGTTCTTACTTCTCTTGGGTTCAACCTTATCAAGCACACACCCGAAGTCCTGATGAAGGTATCAACGTTTATTCGTTTGCCCTTCGCCCAGAAGAACACCAACCATCAGGCACTTGCAACTTCTCTAGAATTGATAACGCCACATTGCAATTGGTCTTGTCTAACGCAACTGTTGAAGGAACCAAGACCGCAAAGGTTCGTGTCTACGCTACCAACTACAACGTCTTGCGTATTATGAGTGGCATGGGAGGTTTAGCATATTCTAACTAAGCGGATTGGGTGGTTTATGAAAATTTATATAATTATATTTTAACAAATATTATCCAAAACTATTTAAAGATATTGTTTTTACACCTTTTAACATTTCAAACGCCGATTTTCACGGCATAAAAATAATTAAAAAATGTAAAATCAACAGGCGTGCTTACTCTTGTGAGGTTATTTCTTAACACCGATTGTCTTCTCGTAATATCAAAATTAGGATATTTTAATTGAACTTTTGCTAATAAATCTTCCATCGTAATTGTTTTGTCTTTTTTAATTTCATCAAGTATAAACTTAACCTCATTTTGTTTAATTTTATATGCTATTGGTTGTCTATTATGTCTTTTAACTCTTCATCATATTTTTCAACCCAACGCATTCGTAACGCAGTGCCTTGTGAAACTTATTGGACTACACTTAAATATTTTACATACTTGTTCTTGTGAAACATCTTCAGTTAAATAATATTCAACAGC